GGAGTTTACTGCCTAGATTGTGAGGGTGAAGAAGGTTGTCCTACATGTGATGGAAGAGGATGGCACATTGTCTTAGAGAAAAAATGTAAAACTTCAAACGCTGTTGAGAAAAAATATGATAAGTTAGATGGTAGCTTTATGATGTGTTGTCATGCAGAATATCTTTTAGATTATAGTAATGAATCAAATTTTGTAACAGCAATAAGAGAAACTTTTACACAAGCTCAGATAGATTATTTCGTTAATTGGGATTGGGTAAAAGATAATCCTCTTAAGGAGAATGAAGAATGAACCAACATGAGAAACAACAACAGAACAAAATGGAGAAGAAGAATGAACCAAACAGGTCCACGTAAACAATTTGATAGGGCGCTGTATGAAGTAGCTGACAGGGATGCCAAGCAAGCTACCCTAAAGTATATTAAAGATATGAACTATACTACTATTGATACTACAGAGAGGAAAGACTTTGATATTATCTGCAAAGCTACGGAAAATATCCACCACCTCTATGAAGTAGAGGTTAAGTATTCTTGGAAGGGTGAGTGGAACCCTAGCTGGAAAGAAGTACGTATCCCTTACCGTAAGAACCGCTTGCTACTTAAGTGGAAAAAGGAATATCCTGATGCACTCTTTACATTTATAGTATGGCGTAGCGATTGCAAACAGGCATGGCATATTGATGCTAATATTTTAGTTGACTGTGAAGTCAAAGAGGTATCTAATCGAAACATTAGAGAGGGAGAAAAGTTCTTCCACATTCCAGTGGAGGATGCGTGTCTCATTAAGGTATAATGACAACAGCTATAGTTGATATTGAAACAGATAGTTTAAATGCAACAAAGATACACTGTATCGTAGCAAGAAGTTATAAAACTAATAAGGTTAAGGCGTGGGTAGGGCAGGAGTGTTCGGAGTTTGTTAGTTGGTCGCAGCAAATTGATACCTTTATTATGCACAATGGTATCAGCTTCGATGCTCCTGTCCTGAATCGTTTACTTGGATGTAATATAAAGCTTAGTCAGATACGTGATACTCTAATTGAGTCACAGCTTTATAATCCTATACGTGATGGTGGTCACTCTCTTGAAGCTTGGGGTAAGACCCTTGGCTTTGAGAAGGGTGACTTCCATGACTTCGCACACTACTCACCTGAGATGTTGGAGTATTGTAAGCGTGACACAGAGGTGACCCGTCACGTAGCACAGGAGCTAGAGAAAGAAGGTAAACCCTTCAAGCCTAAAGCTTATGAGTTAGAGTGTAAAGTCAGGGCTATCTTAGATAAGCAGAAGAAGAATGGCTTTGCTTTTAAAATAAGAGAAGCTATGATCTTACAGGCTCAGTTGCAAGATGAATTGCATGGACTAGAACGTAAGGCGGAAGAAGACTTTGATCCTACTGAAGTAGTACTAAAGACCAAGACTAAATACATACCCTTCAATATAGCAAGTCGTAAACAAATTGCTGATAGGTTACAAGCAAAGGGTTGGAAGCCCAAGCAAATGACTGATAAAGGTAATATAATTATTAACGAAGCAGTCTTGTCAACGATTGATCTACCAGAGGCCAAGATGTTTAATAGATATTTTCTATTACAGAAACGTACTGGCCTAATAAAATCATGGATCATGGCATGCCAAGAAGATAACAGAGTACGTGGTAGTGTGATGACACTACGTACTATAACAGGAAGGATGGCACATGCATCTCCTAATATGGCACAAGTTCCCGCTGTCTATAGCCCTTACGGTAAAGAATGTAGAGGACTATGGACAGTTGATGATGTATCTAAGTATCGCTTGGTAGGTGTGGATGCCAGTGGTCTTGAGTTAAGATGCTTGGCTCACTACATGGATGACCCTGAGTATACTAACATTGTATTGACGGGTGATGTACACACAGCTAACCAAGAAAGAGCAGGGTTGAAGACACGGGATCAAGCCAAGACATTTATTTATGCATGGCTCTATGGGGCTGGTGCAGCTAAGATTGGTAAGGTAGTGGGTGGCACAGCCAAGCATGGACAACAGTTGATAACTAGGTTCTTGAAGAACATGCCAGCACTTAAAAATCTTAGGATGTGGGTAAGTAAAGAAGCTGCTAGTGGTACAATCCCTGCCTTAGACGGTAGACTACTGCATATTAGATCAGACCACGCAGCATTAAATACTTTACTTCAGGGTGCTGGTGCTATAGTATGTAAGCAGTGGCTTGTTCATATCATGGAACGAGTTATTAAAGCTAAGTTAGATGTAAGATTAGTTGCCTCAATACACGATGAGTATCAGTTTGAGGTAGCTCTACCTGACATAGAAAGATTCTGTAGGCTAACAAAGGAGGCAATGACACAGACAACAACGACACTGAAGATGAAGTGTGAGTTAGACTGTGATTATAAAGTTGGTAAAACATGGGCTGATACACATTAAGTAGTTGACACTCTAAATCAGGTAGTGTATACTGATGGAGTTGTAGTAGTAGACAAACACAATATCAACAGCCACGATGGCGTGGCACTAAACACAAGGAAAATTAATATGGCTATGGCACCTATATATTTAACTGGAATATGTGACTATGCTTCTATCACCAAACCCAATACAAGGTTTGAACATGTTTGGGAAATTGACATACGCCTTGACGATGATACAAAGGCCCTAGTAGAAGGAGTTGGTGCAAAGGTATTATATAAAGAAGATCGTGGTGAGTATGTAAAGTGTAAGCGAAAGACTGAGAATAAGAACGGTCCCACCAAAGCACCTACGGTAGTGGATTCACAAAACAATCCTTGGGATGATAAACTTATTGGTAACGGTAGCTTAGTAAAAGTAAAAGCACTACCCTTCAATTGGAATTTTGCAGGTAAGACAGGCATAAGCCTTGATCTTGATAAGGTTCAAGTCATTGAGTTAGTTCCTTATGGGGATCAGTCCGAAGATTTTGATATTGTTGAAGGCGGTTATGTTAACGAAGCAGCCGCTTCTGAAATGTCAGATGATATTCCTTTCGGCAACTAAGTAAGGTAGGGTGCTGCATCTGAGTGGGTGTGGCACCCTAATTTATTATGAAAAATATTAATACAATAGTAGAAGATATCTATGAGTTATTTAATCTCACACCTATAGAGCGTGATGAGAAAGAAGTAGATGATCTCATAGATAACTTTGGTGAGATGCTTAAAGTTCACATCAAAGACTTTATGTATAGTAAACCAAGAAGCAACGGAAATCTTAGGCTGTCTGCAATAGGAAAGCCTGATAGACAATTATGGTATGATGTTAATACAGAAACGACAGAAGAACAACTACCACCAAGTACACGTATTAAATTTCTATATGGATATATTCTTGAAGAACTTTTACTACTCTGTGCATCCATAGCAGGTCACACAGTAGAGGATCAACAGAAAGAAGTTACAGTAGAGGGAGTACTAGGTCATCAGGATGCAGTTATTGATGGGGTTCTGGTTGATTGTAAGTCTGCTTCTGGGTTCAGCTTTAAAAAGTTTGAGTCTCATACTGTAGCTGACGACGATCCCTTTGGTTATATGGCACAGATATCTGCCTATGCTCAAGCCAATGGTATAGATCAAGCAGCCTTTCTTGTTATAGATAAATCTACTGGTAAGATTTGTTTAACACCAGTACACTCTATGGAGATGGTCAATGCAAGTAGCAGGATTAAGCACCTTAAGGAAGTTGTTAAGGGAAGTGGCGTACCTTCTAAGTGCTATGCTGCTGTTCCTGATGGGAAGTCTGGCAACCTTAAGCTTGCTGTTGGTTGTGTTTATTGTAGACACAAGAGTATGTGTTGGTCTGATGCTAATCAAGGTAAAGGAATACGTACTTTTAAGTATTCAAATGGTACAAGAGAGTTGGTTGAAGTTGTTAAGACGCCTGACGTTGAAGAGGTAACTGCTTAAATGCAGTGGAAATATAGTAAGAAACCTAATCCAAAGAAACACTTTGGGTTTGTCTATCTTATTACAAACAAGAAGACAGGCAAAGCTTATGTAGGTTGCAAGCAGTACTGGCACCCAGTGAAAAGAAAGAAGGGTAGTAGTGCAGCAGCCAAGAGAGAATCTAACTGGCTTATTTACATGGGTTCTTCTAAGTTACTGCTAGAAGATATTAAAAAGTTAGGCAAGAGAAGTTTTAAGTTTGAAATTATAGCTGAGTTTAAAAATAAAAGAAGCCTGAAATACTACGAGCTATACTACCAGATGAAATATAATGTATTGTCTTCTGTCTTAGAAGGTACAGATGAAGCAGCATATTATAATAACTATGTAGGTGGTAAGTTCTATAGGCCAGTACAAGAGTTTGAGGATGAACCAACAAAATATAAATAATATACTAGAGTTACAGGAAGAAAGT